GGCGGCTGGTATTGCTGCTGCGTTTACGATTGATGCAATCCTCAACTTTACTCAGGCATTGGTTGACCAGTCGCTAGTCATAAGGAATTACGCAGAAGGTACTGGAACCAGCGTCGAGAACATATCACGGATGGCAACTGCTGCAAAAAAGGCGGGAGCCGACTTAAATGATCTTGGTGATACTCTGAAGGACATTAACGAGAAGATTGCTATTCTACAACTTGGGGAAGGTGGAGAGCAGGAACTAAACCTGGTTCGTGGATTAAAGCAGGTTGGCGTTGAGTTACAGAACGTTGATGGTTCGTATCGTGATGCCTACGATGTGTTGGTGGATTATGGTAGGGCAACACAACAACTAGCCAATGACCAGGAGTTAGCGAAAAATGCAACGATGGTTCTGGAGAATGGCAATACGCAATTCCTAACGTCAGTACAAAACCTGGTTGAGGAGCAGAAGAAGCTGCCACCATTGACCAAGGAACAGAATGACGCATTGGTTAAATTTAAGAAGCTGCAGGTTGACACTACGACGTTATTAGAGCAACAAGCAACCAGTGTGCTGCCACCGTTCTTGGAAAAAATGAGTGAATATTTACAGTTATTGCGAGACCTAAATACTGAAAATGGAATCAATGTACAAACTACAGGCAGGTTAGCCAGACTTATATTTGCATTGACTCCAGGGTTCCAAGGGATAAACGAAGCAATTAGCTTAACGGAGGAAGGGCTGAAACGAATAAATAATAACACCAATAACATGGGCAGCCTTAGAGGAACCGAGCCTGGTGCTGTTCGTATTCCTGCTGGACAAGATCCAATTACAGGACGACCTATACAGGCATTACAATCATTGTCGGAAGATCTAAGTTCGATACAGGGATTGCAGGCGAAATTAACCGTTCTTCAGTCTCAGCTATCGAACGCTGTTACTCCTGCTGCTCGTGCTGCATTGCTCGCTCAGATAGAGGAGATAGAAGCCAGAAAGAAGGAGTTTGATGGCACTGCTGCTAAGGAACGTGACAAGCTGGCAGAACAAGCAGCAAAAAAACGTGAGCAAGAAGCGGAGAAGTTGGCGAAATCACAACAACAGTATGAGCAGGATATATTCAATCTGCGTGAGGGGTATGAGCGGGATATTGCCAAGCTTCGACTCGATACGCTGAAACAGATTGAACAGTTAGAGTTGCGACTCCTAGAAAAGAAGAAAACTGCTGAACAACAGTTGGCAGACGCAATACTTGGACGCAAACGCAGTGAAGAGGACTTGCAACTTGAAATGGATCGTGCTGCTGGCAAGTTAACTGATCAACAGTATGAGCAGCGAAAACAAGCAATTGAATTTGAACGTCAGTTGCAAGATATACGATTTGGTGGACTAAAGCGACAGTCGGAGATACAGGCGCAGTTACAGGCTGACATGAAGGAAGCGGCTGCTATTCCTGTTAAATTTGCTGAAGAAGAAGCACGCATAAGACTTAAGTCGGTAGAAGATGTACAGCGGGCAGCGCAGCGACTAGGCGATATTGGCATGACACCTTCTGGAGACAACACACCAGGTTATAGCTACACAGGAGCAACAAACCTGGGTGGACGTGCGTTGTCCTATGGTCAGGTAATTGAACTTGCTATGCGTGCTGGGTTCAACAAGAAAGACGCAACTGTCATGGCAGCCATAGCGATGGCTGAATCAAGCCTAAGACCATTAGCCACAAATTTTAATACAGCGACGGGCGATGAAAGTTATGGACTAACACAGGTCAATATGTTAGGTCCCCTTGGTCCTGAACGTAGACGGCAATTTGGATTAAAACGGAATGAAGAACTAAAAGATCCAATGACAAACCTTAGAGCAGCCTTTGACATATACAAGCGCGCAGGCGGTAACTTTGCTGACTGGCCGACCTTTACCAAGGGCATATACAAACAGTTCATGCCAGATGCACTGCGGGCAGCGCAACAGATTGGCGGTGGGACTAATACTACCACTGGTGTTCCTGTCTCGTTATCAGCAACGGGAGTATCGCAGTTTGAGAAAATATATGCATTAGCCAAAAAAGTAGCATTTTCACCGTTTAGCGGTTCAGTATCATCGTTGACTGGAGATGTCGGCTTATCAACAACTGCATTTCGGTCACTAACATACCCTAACTTTTCATCATTCATGCGTCCTTCAGTATTCGGTCAGGACAATATTGATGTTAGCGGTCTTCAGAACATAGCAACGCAAACTGCACAAATACAAACGGAAGCAAACCTTACAACACAGGCTGCACAATATAACGCTGCACTACGAGACAGGATTTTATTAACTAATCAGGCATTAAGTCAGGCACGAAACGTACAGATAGAATTGGTGTCACAGGTAGCAGAAACAAGACGACTTGATGAACTTCAGCGTTCCATGAGTCCTGCGGCTGCCCAGGCTGTATTGAATGCGGAGAAACAACGGGATGCATTTAGGGAGTCCGTAGCTGAATATGAGAGGGTAATAAATAGTCAAATTAGCAGCAATGAGCTAACTGGCACTGCTGCTACTGCTGCCAAAGATCAGTTGCAGGTGTACAAGGATCAGGTTTTAGAGTTAGAGAAAATGCCAGAACTTGTCGGTCGAATTGTTGAAGCTGAAGAGCAGCGCAAAATGCAGCAGGAGAAAATTGCGGAACTGTCAACAGGCATAGCAAACACACTTGGAGAAGGACTACGAGAATCATTAAATTTAATAATTAATGGTTCAGAGAATTGGGGTCTGGCACTTGAAAATATTGTTGTTAGAATGTTGAATCAGATTATAGACCAGTTGCTATATATAACAGTTATTCAGCCATTTGTTAAAGGAGCGGGCGACTTCCTGAGCAATATGTTTGGCAATATATTTGGTGGTTCATCAATTGGAGCAGGAGGTGTGTCTGCGCTTACATTTGCTGATGGCGGCATTATGACAAGGGACGGATCAATGCAACTCAAGCGTTATGCGTATGGCGGTATTGCCAATAGTCCGCAGATAGCTATGTTCGGTGAGGGTAGTCAACCTGAAGCATATGTTCCGCTACCTGATGGTCGGTCAATACCTGTTACTATGCGAAGTGCCGTAAACAACAGCGACAACAAAACTACTATAAATAACATCAATGTTACAGTTAGCAGTGATTCGAGTCAGACACAAAGCAGTGATTCAAAGTCTCGTAGGTTGGGTGAAGAACTCGCATTAAAAATACAGCAAGAAATTATCAAACAACAACGCCCAGGAGGTCTATTAGCATAATGGCAACATTCACCTATGTTCCTGACTATGGCGCAACCAGAGATCATGCTCCAGTTGTTCGTTCTGTTAAGTTCTCAGATGGTTACGAACAACGAGTAGCATACGGGCTTAATACTAACCTGCAAAAGTGGTCGCTAAACTTCACTGCAAGAACCGACGTTGAGATTGATAATATTCTAGATTTTCTTGATGCACGAAACGGCGTTGAGTCATTTGACTGGACTACGCCAGATAACGTTAGCGGTAAAAAGTGGGTGTGCCGCACATGGCAAAAGTCGATGACGGCGTTTAATATTAATAGCGTAAATGCCACATTTGAAGAGGTGATGGCATGAGTATTATCCATGCTGAACTGCAAAAGTTAGCACCATCGGCAGTTATTGAGTTATACCAATTACAGCTATTTCCAGCGATTCATGGCGTTACTGTAGGAGTAGACGACATCTATCGGTTTCATGCTGGAACTAATGAGCTAAATTCAGACATTGTTTGGGCTGGCAATATCTATACGCGCTATCCAGTAGAAGCAACGGGCTTTGAATATACTGGCTCTGGACAGCTACCACGACCAACATTGACAGTAGCAAACGTAACAGGATTAATAACAGCTCTGCTACTACTGGTTAATGACTTCAACCCTGGCAACGACTTGATTAAGTCAAAATTTACAAGAATTAGGACACAGGCAAAATTTTTAGATGCCGTGAACTTTACTTCAGGTACTAACCCAAATGCGAATCCTAGTGCTGAATGGCCACAGGAGATTTATTTTATTGAGCAAAAGGTCATTGAAAATAGAGATATAGTGCAATTTGAACTGGTGTCCTCGTTTGACATGGTTGGAGTACGCTGCCCAGGTCGGCAAACAATTGAAAATACCTGTCAGTGGATTTATCGCAGTGCGGAATGTTCATATACTGGCAATAATTTTTTTGATGTAAATGACGTTCCAGTCTCTAGCTTGGCATTAGACAGATGTGGGCTTAGGTTGTCCTCCTGTCGTAAACGTTTTGGGCAGAACAATCAATTACCATTTGGATCGTTCCCAGGGCTAGGAGGTTTCGCATGATCGACTTTGTGAAGGATGACATATTCAAACACGCTAAACGTGATCCATATCGTGAGTGCTGCGGTCTTGTCATTGTATTTAAGGGACGTTATCGGTATATACCATGTAGAAATCTGAGTGAATTACCTCAGTCAAATTTTTTTCTAGACCCTATGGATTGGGTGCGGGCAGAGGAACAAGGAAAGATTGTTGCGGTTGTTCATTCACATGTGCAAGGCGTACTGGAACCATCAGATACCGACCGCACTGCTTGCGAGCAAACACAAGTTCCGTGGATAATCTGTAACCCTAATACAGATGAAATAATACAATTTGAGCCATGCGGATATGTTGCTCCATTAGTCGGACGACATTACTGTTATGGCATACATGACTGCTATACATTAGCTCGTGACTATCTAAAACAAAAAAATATACCATTGTTACAGTTCCCACGGTTAGAACCAACCGAAGCCTTTGCGACTGGGCAGTATGGGTTTAATGATGAAAACTTCAAGAAAACACATTTGCGTACAATAGACATTAGTGAGTTGCAGCCAAACGACTTCATAGTGTTTTCAATGTCTAAACCGTATAATCATTGCGGCGTTTACATGGGCGACCAACGCATCATACATCATCTACATAGTAGACTAAGCAGTATTGATATTTATGGCGGGTATTATATTAAACAAACTGAGAGGTGCCTTCGTTATGATGCGAACTATTAGACTGTATGGTCGATTAGCAGATATGGTTGGGCAGCGTGTGTTTACTATATATGCTCGCACTGTACAAGATGCTGCTAAATTTATATGTTGCAATTTTCCACATATCGCTCAGAAGTTTATTGATGACAGTTACCACGTAATTGTGGGTGGTAAATCAATAAGCGAGTCTGAAGTAGCCGATCCGCTATCTAATGAAGATATTTTGTTTATACCAATCATCCAAGGTGCTGGTGGTTTTTTTAGAATACTCGCTGGAATAGTATTGATTGCCGCAGCAATCTTTTTTCCACCTCTTGCATTTATAGCTACTCCCTTAATTGGGATTGGTGTCTCGTTGGTAATTAGTGGTGTTTCTCAATTGTTGGCTCCAGTGCCGCCAACGTTTACTCCGACATCAGCAGGATTAAGCAATGCTGGCAATAATAGAGTTAATGCAGGTGCGGGTGCTCCTTCAACTATGACATCTACTTCAGATGACAAAAGCAGTCCACGATCAACAGGGTTTTCAAATATCTCTAACGTAAGCCGTCAAGGTCTTGCAATACCGATACAGTACGGAGAGATATTGGTGGGTAGTATACCGATTTCAATTGGGCAGCAAACAACGAATA